CAATTGTTGTTTCTGTTCCAAAACAAATTACATGACGATCATCACCAGATACTAACATAAATCTAGATTTAGTTGGTGCGGCAGAAACAGTTGTTGTTTCTGCAACATTACTTGATAATCCAGCAGAAGTATCCCAGTAATATAATCCACCATCAAACTTTTGTGCTAAAACATCCTCACCCCAGTTATCCAGTGCCCAGTTTTCTGCTGTTAATTTTGCTTCTTGAGCTCCTGTTAATCCTTCTCGTGTATTATTCCATGTTCCTTTATCAGAATCACCTGTTGAATCCCAAACACTAGCACCCCATCCATATCCATAAATAGATGTTGCTGGTCCTGAATTAATTTCATAAGTCGCGGTTGCAGTTGAACCTGTTGCTGAAGAAGATGCTGAAGCTGGTGATTCAATTGTATAAGTATTATCATCAACCGCCGTTAATATTTCAAATTCATTTTGTAAATTAGCTTGTGTAATTCCACCTATATCAGCATTAACACTTGAAATAGTAACATGGTCACCAATTAAACATCCATGTGATGCATCTGTTACTGTAACTGTTTTTGATCCTGATGTTGTTGCAAATTGTGTAATGGAGCCTGTTCCACGTGTTGGTGTTACATCACCATAACTTCCTTCAGAATATGCATAGAGTTTCTTATTAGTTCCGTACATATAGCGCGAGTTGCACCCAAGAGCGCGTCGCTTGAAACTTTTTCCCAACCACCAATTTTTTCAGGTTGTCCATAACGAAAGCGCACATTATCACTATCTACCCATCTACCTTCTGCACCGTATTCGGTATTTTGTTTATCTATACCAGGTGCTACTTGCAGTTTTTGTAACGGCATTAAAGCTCCTAACTAGTTGCGTAATATGGTATCCAGCGATCTGTTCCAGCGACATCAACACGAATATATCCTGTTAATGAACCAATACTTGTATCAGTTGTAATATTTCCTGAAGTATCTGACTGGCTATCACCATCAAACTTAATGAAAGGTTCGTCTGTATCATCTTGATCCAATGCTAAACATGCAATTGCACCAGAAGAATTCGCTTGATTAATTTCTACTGCAGCACCAGCTGGAGAGCTTGTTCCAAAACCAATTTTATCAGCTGAGCCATCTACAAAGAAAGCGTTTGCTAATGTGTTTGTTTCCATTCTCAAATCAACAGAAGCACCAGATTCGTTAAATACAAATCCACCACCATCAAAATCAATATCACCTGTTGCTTTTATTCCACCTACAACGTGTAATTCTGTTGAAGGTGAACCTGTTTTAATTCCAATTCTATCATTTCCTGCGTCTGTAAAGAATAAGTTTGCATCACCGTTTCCTTCAATTCTAAAATCTACATCCGCTGATGATTGGTTAAATATAAAACTTCCTCCATCAAACTCTACATTTCCTGATACAGTTAGTGTACCATTTGCTGAAATGTTTCCACAGTCAGCTAATACATCAAACATAGTTGATCCATCAGAATAAAGTATGTGTTTAGAACTAGAAACAAGCGAAGCTGCTGTTCCACCTGCTGGTTTAAATCCAAGTGTATATGTCCCCATGCTTGTTGCATTATCAACAATATACCAGGACTCT